CCAATTTACTTTGTCCATCTATTATAATAAGGCCATCCGATGTTTCATCTTCTTCAGATGATTCTAGCTCTTCACTACTGTGAAAGCCTTCCTCATAATCATCATCATCATCAATACCTAACCATAGGCTCAACATTTGGGCAAGACACTCCAAACTTTCAAGACTATCAGTTGCAACTATCTTTGCTAAAGATATTAATGCTGTCACAAAGAAACTTAATGCTGCCTGAGCTTCCAGTGCTTTATCACACATCCACTCAAACAAATTGCTGCACATATCACACAGTTGTTTCTTGAGCATTTCGAAGAATTCAGCTATCGCTTTACCCATTTCTTTAATGCTTTCCCATCCGTCTTCCATAAAGTCAGTCTTAAGTTTCTCGGCTACTCTCCTAATAAATTGTGCCATCTTATCCACAGTGTCTTCTTGTTCTAACACTGCATGTACTGCTTCGGTAACGTTTTCTTTAAGAAAGCCCGAAAACATGTGACCAGTTATTTTCTCTGGTTTGTTTTGTTGCCAGTTCTTATGATCAAAAATCTTAATATATCTAAGATCTTTTCTCACGATTGGTGCCACTATTAGGTTCAACAGTGGTACTAATTTTCTAATGAAGGTTAAGGGTCCCTTCTTTAGAATTCTCCCGTGAGGTCTATACCAGTACGGTAAGACCAAACACTTCGATTTCAACGCTTCTAATATAATAGGGTTAAATGGTGCTGCCATTGCTTGGTTGCTAAACCACTGTAAGTCTACCATTTTCATAAAATACTCGAAGACTAAGTTATATAGTTCTATAACATTAGCTTGTATAGGTTGAAATCCATTTACGACTAAGATTGTTCCAATCTTAAATTCGTCAGGATCGGGTTTCAATGGTAAAATTTTATTAATATCTTGTGGAAGATACCAATATTTTGTTCCTTTTACTCCAAAATGAAATCCTTTGTTTGTTTTCTGCCCTTCTTGTAGACTAGTACAAAAGGGTGCCCTTAATCTGATTGGTTCATTGGTCTCGAACTTCAGATAAAAATTTTGGGTCTCCTCTAGGTTGGACCCGTTTGTTTCAGTTGCTGACGTTATGTCGCAACAGAGACTACTCTCAATTGTATTGATAGCTAACTCTAGTGTAGGCGAGTTGCTAATCGAACGTGTTGGACCGGTAGGCGATATACCGGCCATTCCACTCACAAGGGCTTTAACCTCGATGTTGTGGTCGCTCACAAGGGCTTGAACCTCGATGTTGCTAAGGGTGTTTTGAATACTGTTATTTTCTGTCATTTGTAAATTCATATGTATTCCCCAGTCTATTTCCTGGCG